AATTATCAGTTCCATTGCAGTACTTGGTTAAAATTGAAACCATGGAAACATCAAGCGCCCAGGGTATTCTTGGATTAATCAAAGAACGCGCTCAAGGTTCATGATGATGAAGTTCATCATCATCATTCTTCTTCAATCCCTTCGAGCTTCATTTGGAACAACTCCTGGTTAACTCTACGGTTTCTGATCTCTTTGATCAGTTCATCATAGAGATGCTTTTCAACAGCGAGTTCTAACATCTCTCTGCCTGCAACCATAGTAGCTACAAATTGTAACTCTTCAGTTCTCCACCCTTCAAACTTCTTCATTTTAGTTCACGCTCCAGGCGAATACATCTAGCGCACCTGGGGGATCGCTTGATTCTGAAATCAGCACAACTAGATATCTTAGTTCCGCAGCTACAATTCATTCTTCTTCCCTCCCTGCTTGGAAACATTCTATTGAGCAGAAATCATCTTGACGACTTCCATCAATAGGATAAGCGATTATACGTTGATTACATACGACGCATTTCATTGTTTAGCCTCCTTCTGGTCTTGCATAATCCTCTTCCAATCTGATATCATGTACTCAAGCGCAAGGGATCTATTGTTCCCTGTTTGCTTTGCTCTCTTATCCAGGGTGACAATATGTCCAATTGGTAGACTAACCGTAATTGTGGCCATATAATCCCCTCTGGTGCGTCGATTTATTCTAGGCATATTACTGGCGAGCCCATGTTTTATTAATAATCTTTTGTTTTTGAAAATGTTTTGCAGGCAAGTTCAATAGGTTGTTGTTATCATTGGTAGGGTGGGTGGGGGTGGGTAGGGAGCAAGATGGGCTCGTTTCACTCGCAAAGATAAGGCGTGATGTTAGGATTGTAAGTATTAAAGTAACTTAATTAACCCGACGCAGTAGGCACATGCATGGCAAAGAGTGATCCATTCTTCATTAGAGCATCGATACAACCAGGCGCAGTCTATGGTCAGACATCAATTGACCTAGGTGCATTTGTAGACGCATTAGGTAAGACAGTACTGCGAGTTCATAGCATTGCTGTCCAATATCCTGACCCTGATGGTGGCCCAGCAGTACCAGATGCTTACGGTGCTTTGAATTGGCAGCTAACAACACAGAGCCAAGACACTATGGTTGATGCAGTAGACAAGTCGGTCATTAGTACCGGCAACTTTAGCATCTCTACGTCTGCTGTTGGTACGTCATATGTACTATGGGCTCAAGACCAAGATGTCGCCCCTCAAATGTGGGATGGTGGTTACCTGGTAGGAGTAGAACAGATATTCTTAGGTACCGACCTTCGCGGGGTAGCTTCATTATTCACTGGCTCTGCTGGTAACACAGATTTGAGCGTAGTTCTGGAATGCACAGTTCAATCACTAACACAAAACGCAGCAATGGCTTTGGCACTCTCACAACAGTAAGGTGAGTTAAGTGGTATGTCCCGGCTGTAAACGCAATCAACTTATTGCTGCTCAAATGCGTGGTCTTGCAGATGCTATCTTAATTGGTGGACTCGAAGCAGTAGGAGTTCCAGGCGGACTTGCACAGTTCGCACCAGATATTGTGGAGCCAGTGATCACTAAAAAGAAAAAAGGTCAACGTCCTTCTAAATATAACAAAGAATATGCTAAGCAATATGCAAAACAAAAGAAGAACCACCCCAAGACAGCATTCAAGACTCTAGTTAAGAAAGCCCACAAGGCAACCCGAAAGAGGTTGAATTAATGGCCATCCATACCTTTAGAGGTATCCTGGATCCAACACCAGGGATCCCAATGGGTTCACTTACAATAGGTCAGACTATTCGATTGCAATGTGATAACGCTGACATCACTAAGAATTACAGAGTCACTGAATTCAAGATTTACGGAGGAGCTTCCGCAGGTGATGACGGGTTCTGGAACGACGCGGTCAACAATAACGATGTTCAATACATTACTCTAGCACTCGATGAGGCCGGAGTTACTACCAACCAAGACTTTGGAGATAACCGCCAGATAGCCTGGGCGGCAGCTGCGGGTCAACGTACAGTAGATAACTCCCATATCGTGTTAGACCCCGACCATTTGGTGGTCCGTGACCTTTGGATTGGTGCATATACCATCAATAACCTGGGTGTCATTGGTGAATTATCAGTTCCATTGCAGTACTTGGTTAAAATTGAAACCATGGAAACATCAAGCGCCCAGGGTATTCTTGGATTAATCAAAGAACGCGC